AAACTTGAGCGCCATTTAAAGTAATAGCTCCACCTGCTCCTGGTGTTGTAGAAGTAATAAGACCATCTGCATCTGCAGCAGTTGTATCAGAAATAAACCTTGCTTTTACGTCTGTTGATCGTCCCATATTTTTCTCCTTAAAATTTTATGTGGGGCCGAAGCCCCACACTAAATTAATTATGCTAAATTATTATTTTGAATGTAAGTTACAGTCAAAATAGCTCTACCAGCATCTGCAGTAGTAGCACTTGAATCAACATAAATATCAACATCAGAAGTTCCAACATCTTTCCAGTTGTCAGCATCTGTAATTGTAGCTTGAGAAGCTAATTTAATTGTGTTGACAGTTGATACCGCAATAGCAGTAGCTAATTCAGTTGAAGTAGCTGAAGTACCTATGTTTAAAGTTGCAGAGTTGTCAAATGCAGTTGTTACAAAAACAGTCGCTTCTAAAATTTGACTGTTCGCAGGAATTTTAATTCCACTTGCAGCTGCAGTAGTTGATTGAGTGATCGCAGCAGATTGTGCCATTACAACAAAACCTGTATTTGCTGACGCTCCTTCTCTTATTGATCCAGCCTTAATTGGGCCAGAAAAAGTAGTAGTTGCCATAATTATATCCTCCTAGTTATCGAACATAGTCTCTAGGCCGTCGACTATACTCGTCTATGTTCTGATTTAATTTGTATAGTGATTAATTTATATATTAAATTATAGAAAAGTGCAAGGTATCCCTAGGCAAAAAGAGTCTTTTATAGTAATGTAGAGTCCTAATTAACCAGCGTAAAGATGAATTTCTTCATCTCTAGGGTTTTTAGGGCTCTCTTGCTCTACTAAGATTTCTCTAATCGTTTTCTTGATTTGATCTCCTAGCAAAGACATTTCGGGTGTTATTTTTCCGCCGTTCTTTAAAAACAGTTCATTCCATTTAGACTCGAACTGTATTTTCCTCGCGAACAACACCATCTTTGGTTGAGCCATTGTTAACCTCCTCATAGGTTATATAAAAATCATTCACAGTACTTGTATATTGTAAATCATTTTTTTCCCACTTTATATCAGATTTTCCTAGAAAGTCAATGATATGTGGATGAAGCTCTTCTATTGTATTAATGTCTTTATTGCTTTCAATTTCAAACTTTGTTTGAAGATATTTTGTAAATATTTGTACTAAGTATTTTCTCATGAATCTCACCGTTTATATTGTAAATGGGGCCGTTTTAAGGCGGCCCCATAAATATTATTGATTACGCACCTTCAACACCGAAGATACCTCTAGGGTCAGAAACTCCGAAAGAGTATCTTTCTCTAGCTTTGTATCTTACATTTCCAGTATCAAAGTCCCCTTCCATTGCAGTTGTCAATGGAGCTCTTTGGAACATTTTCATTCCATTTGGAATGTCTGTCAAAATGTAGAACGCATCAGAGTCAGTTAAGTAGTTATTAACTCTGTATCCTTGTGGAATCATACCCATAGATACGATTGCGTTGATGTCGTTGTCAGCTGTAGCTGTTCTGCCTTGAGACTTCATCAATCTCTCAGCTGTGAATTGTAGCTCAGAAGGAATAATCATTTTTACTCCTCTAGCAGCAATTCTTAAACCTCTTTCATCAGTCATCGCAGCGATGTCGATTAGCGATTGTTCTAATGAAGTTTCGTTTAAGTCAGCTTGAGTTGCTAAAGTGTTAGCAAAAGTTCCAGCCACTGTTGGGTGAGCAGTGTTAAATAAAGAAACACCATCACCTGAATCAAAGTTATCCGTTGAAGGAAGACCTTGAATTAGAGGCTCAACAGCTTTTACTTGCTTAGCGTTACTCATAGATCTTGCTAAAGCTTTTGTATATCTAGACGCAAGTCTGTCATACAAGTTATCCTCGATCGCTTCTTCAGTGATCGCGAATGCTAAAGCTACAGTCTCATGAGTGTATCTAGCTGTAAAAGTTTCTTGTGCTTCGTCAAAAGATACGCCTGCACCTTCACCTTTTACTTGTGCGTTTGCAAAGCCAGATAACATAACTTCTTCTTCAAAAGCTCTGTCAGATGACTCTGTAGTATAAATCTCAGCATGCTGATTTTCATACCTTTTATATTCCAGGCCGAATAGTGCATTCAATCCTGGCTCTAGTTCTTTAACTAGTTGTGATCGTGATATAGCCATAATTTATTCTCCTATTCTCCTATTACGATTGTAGTTCTAACAAGTTAGGAACAACTACAACAGATCTGTAAGCAGCATTAGTATCGTTTTCTGGATCTTCTGCTGATCTTAATAATCTAAATGTTTTGTTGTCCGCACCTGTAGTTCCAATATCTAGTGTTGCTTCTGATTTACCAGTTGTGTTGTCACCAGTAGAAGTATTCATATCATAAGTTTCTAAATACCCTGCTTGTGCCACTGCGTCATCAGTTGCTACTACATATTGTTGTGTTGGGTTGTCTATTACAAAAGCGTCGATGTCTTCGCTGTTTGCAGGTGTAATTGGTTGAAGGTAGAAATTCGACCAAGTTGGCTTTAAAGTGTTAGCCGCATTGTAGAATATCCCATTCAGCACACCAATGATTGGTGCAGCTGCTGTTTGACCATTAACTATATAACCTGCAGAACTTGTTACAGCTCCGCCATTGTAAATAGTAGTTGTATAGCCGGCGTCGATTTTATATTTTCCTTGACCAGAAGTCGCTGGAGTTGATCCAAGCGTTCCTGCAGGAATAAGACCGAAACCTTGTGTGTTTCTATTAGCCATATTATTGTCTCCTATTACAATAGTTTAGTTGTTAGTTTAATTCGATGAACTAGAAATAACAAAAAAATTATTTCTTTGTACCACCGAAGGTTACACGAGACTGTCTATCAACATTGATAGGCATCCTCTGGTCCTGCTCCTTCATAAGATCGTTTTTAACTGCTTCGTCTCTTTGTTTATGACGGTTAGTCATATACTCTTGACGTTGTTGCGCAATCTCTGTTGGTACCTTCGCAAGTAAAAGGCCACCTACCCCAATCACTCCCTTGTATTTGCCGTCTTCGACAACAGGATAGTCAGATGCATTTTCAACTTCTTCAGATCTAACAAGTTCATAACCTTCTCTTAATCTTCCAGTTATGTTTTTAGTATCTTGAAAGCCTACGCTCTCTGCTCTAATCCATCTATACCTGAATCCATCAGGTGCAGGGGGTGCATCTAGAGAAGATGGTGGAACCCACACTTTTGGTCTTTCAGACTTTGACCGTGTTTGGTCCGCACGTGAAGTTTTATTTTCTTTTTCCATGTTACGCTCCTTCCTTCGCGTGTTTTAGTTGTTTTGCGTATTCTTCGAGTGGCACTCCTAATTTTTTAGCTATTGCTACCTGTGATGAAGTGAGTTTCACAGTTTTGCGACCTGGCTTAACGCTTCTTGAAGCTGAAGCAACTGTCTGAACAGGAGCCGTCGATTGCTTAGTATTAGTATTACCAAATTTATGAGGAAAGTCAACTCTGATTCTTTTGTCAACTTCTGCATAATACTCGTCCGAGTTAGGGTCATATCCTTCCTTTTCAGTCAGATCTTTGTGTATTTCAAAAGCCGTATAAGTCATAGCTCTATCCGTACCAAACCATGGGTTTTTAGCTGCCCAATCTTCTGCTCTAGGATCTGGATTTGACGCCTCAGATGTATCCATTCTTTGATACGTCTGCGCTGGTTGTACAGGTGTTTCTACCTGCTTTTGTTTAATCTCTCGCCCTTCTTTAGCTACTTCAAGTTTCGCATTCTCAAATGTAAGTTGTGCGATTCTTTTGTTAGCTTCAACTTGACCCGCTGCATCACCTGCTTCAATAGCTGCTGCTAATTCTTTTTGTGCAGCTTCTAAACCAGTCTTGATACTTGTTTCAAATTTCTTAACATATTCAGAATCAGTTTTTTCAAACCTTTCTTCCAATGCTTTTCTTTTTTCTTCTACAGCTCTAGCATAATCAACTGCTGCTTTTTCCCTTCTTTCGGCTTCTCTCATTTTACGAGTTAATTTCGCAATACGAGCTTGAACACCTTTACTGTAGTCTTCTAATTCGTCATCCTTCTTACTTGTTTCTTGTGTAGTTTCTTCTGTCCCTTGATCCGTGTTTCCTGTTTCTTCTGAACCTGTTTCAACAACAGACTCATCTTTTGTTTCTTCAATATCTACTGTAGCATCAGGACCTGATGTATCAATATCTACTGTTTTGTTTTCTTCTTCTGGCATAGCGTCTCCTTCCTATGTTTTAGAACTCATGCAAGATGTCCTCTGGACTATCAATTGTTGCTAAAACTTCATCGTCGTTTAGCAGACGAATCTCGCCACCATCTATTTTGATTCGTGATCCTGCATACCTTGCAAACATCACCCAATCATTGACCTTGCACCATGGACCATCGGGATACCTCTCCTTATCCTTATAACAATCTGGACCCATAGCTAATACTAAACCACACTGTGATGCAACTTGTTGCTTCTCTAATGTAGTTTCGGACAATACGATTCCGCCTTTAGTTTTTTCCTTCATCTTAAAAGGTAAAACTAAAAGTCTCCAACCTGTCGGTTTTGGAATTTTTGCTTTATCTGATTCTTCTTTTTTATCTTCTGTTTTTTTAACCCCAACTAATTCATTGTCAGGCATTATTATTTTTTGACTTGATTTCGATGACTGTTCCCTTAGTTTCATTTTGCTCCTTATCGTCTAGCAGGTTAGAGATTTCCTGTTTAGTTGCCTCTAGGGCGTTTATTTGACCTATTATATACTTGTAATTCTCCATACTGTCAACCCCACCAGAAGTGACGTTAATAGACAAAGAATCGATTCTTTCGTTTAAAAATTTGATTAATCTTCTAACAACTGTTTCTAATTGCATTTAGCATTTCCATCTTCTACGAGCCTGTCTTAGTCTTGAATTGGGATCAGCTGCAGCCTTTGGAAATTGTTTCATTTGACCTGCACTTCTTGCACAGTACGACTTACGTCGATTTGCAGCTTTGGATCCTGCCTTAACTTTGCCAGTGACCGCTGTTTTTAGTTTTGAGCCAGGATTTTCTCTTCTATATCGGGCGACCCCAGCTTTTGTCATCCCTGCGCCAGACTTTGTAGGTCTGAAATATTTTTTAGTTTTAGGTGGTTGTCTATCTGCTTTTCTCATTTTCTTTTTGCAAATGTTTTTACCATTGTTGGTTTACCGCCAGGATTACCTGCAGCTCTTTTTCGTCTGACAGCACTCGCCTTTTGCGAGCTTGTCATCCGTGTGGCTTTTGCAAGTGGGACGCACTTTGGATATTTTCTTTTGCTCCCCTTCGATCTCCCGCACGGTTGATATTTCCCGTTCTTCTTTGGCGCTCCAATGTCTACCCATTTCTCTGCTACCCATTTACGTAATCCTCCTTGAGCCATTATGAATTCTTTCCGTAAGCTCTACCCATTCCTTTTGTACAAAGTCCACCTTTAGCTTTCTTTTGTCTTTTACCGCCTGGTGTTACTTTACCAGAACAAACTGCAGATGCATACATATTAGCATAAGCAGATGGGTATACTTTAAACTTTCTTTTAGCAGCAGCTTTTCCTCTTGCACAGAGTTTAGCCATATTATGCTCCTACAAATTTCTTTATTTTTTCTGAAGTCTTACCAGAAAGTTCTGGCATTTTTTTCTTAGGCTTTTCACCTTTTAATAAAGTTGAATATTTTTTACCTTTGTGAGTAAAAGTATCTTTACCCATTTTTCTAGCAAGTTTAAATGCTGCACCTTTTTCAGAAAGTTGTTTACTAGTATCTCCGACACTAGCTCTTTCTCTGTCAGACATTCTTTGTTTTTCTTTTTTAACTTCTGCTGCTGTCTTTGTTGAATACTCTAATTTACCTTTAGTCTTATCATCTCTAGTAGATGTAAAAGTTTTCTTACCTTCTTTTTTTGCTTTTGAAAATTGTTCACCAAAAGTTGGTGCAAGTTTTTTTCTAATCTTACCAATGAATGATCTTACAGTTCCACCTTCTTTGTATCCTTTGGGAGTAACTTGTTTATTGTATAATCTGTTTGCCATTATTTACCTCTCCTTATTTTTTAACTTTAGCTCTATCTCTTGTTTGAGCTTTTGCTTCAGCTATTTGTTTTTTTAAACCTTCTTTTTGTTTTGACATTTTAGAATCTTTGCTACCTGTCATAAGGTCTTTAAATTGTTTTAAAGTTTCACCAACATTTAAACCAGCTTCTCTCATCACCTTACCACCGTCTTTCATATAACCCATTTTATTTCTAACTTGAGTTGGAAGTTTTGCAAGACCTGGATTTTTATTTTTGTCTACAGGTTTTAAAGATCCACCCATTTTTTTACCCATACGATTTTTTATATCTTTAGCTAAACCTGCATAACCTTCAATAGCACCTTTAATATTTAAAGGAGATCTTTTAATAAAACCTTTAACAAAACTTTTAACTTTTTCAGGAGCATCTTTAGCAGCTTGCTTTTGAGATTCAGTCATTTTTTTAGTTCTACCACCATCTTTTAATTCAATTGGTTTACCGTCATACTTACCATAACTTTTAAAAATATCTTTTGTAGATGAACCAGAAGAAGTAGGTTTTCTTTTCATTGCTTCAGAAGCTGCTTTAGTTCTAAATTTTTTAACTGCATCTCTTGCAGAATCCATAACTTTTCCACCAGATTTATAACCCTTAGGTGTGACTTGTTTATTGTATAATCTGTTTGCCATTTTATTTCCTTTTAATTAAGTCAGTTGCTTTAAGTCCGTACACGCTTGCAATGACACCTACAAAAATTGTTTGGTACCAAAATGGAAGTTGTGAAAAATATTCAAAGAACAATTTCATTTTTTCCATAGCACTCGGGTCATCCGAAAACACTGCCCATGATAATAACGCAATTGGAGCCGAAAGCAATAATAAAATGAATTCGTCTTTCCAGTCCGAATTTCTTGATTCCAATAATTTGCCCTGATATTCCGCCTCACCATTTGCCATCTTTTCAGCATGACGCATTTGTGCGTCCGCCATAAGCATTTTAGTTCTTTGACGGT